TCTCGATAAGCGATAACAACTCGGTTGTTAGTGGAGTCGTAGGTGGTAGAGATCCAAGAAGAGGAAGCAGATTCGAAAACGACAGCGGTGCCGAAAGAGATGGATGTACCGGAGACGGTACCAACGATCGCGGTGCCGTAACTGGAGTTGCCTTGGTAAGCAATAACGACTCGGTTATTAGTAGAGTCGTAAACAGTAGAAATGTAAGGGGAGTTAGATGAACGAAAAACGATGGGAGTACCGAAGGAAATAGATGTACCGGAAACGCTTCCAACAACAGCGGTACCGGAAAAAGAGTTGCCAACATCTCGATAGGCAATGACAACTCGATCGTTAGTAGAGTCGTAAGTTATAGAAGTTGGGTTAACACCGGCAGACTCAAAAACAACTGCAGCACTAGGAAAACTCATCGGATTACTGTTATCCGTAACTGCCGCCCTAACACTCTGTACTTTCCCAGCATCGTCAACACCAACCACATACCCAGACGCAACAGCACTCGCAGCTGTGAACCGAGCAACCGTGCCGCCGCCACCGCCGCCAAGAGTCGGAACTAAAGCCAGTGCAGCATTACCTGACGCAAGTGCAGCATTAGCCGTCGCCAAGGACGCATTTCCGCTAGCCAGCGCCGAATCAGCAAGAACTGCAGCAGCAGAGCCACTGGCTAAAGCAATATCAGCAGAAATCTGAGCAGCACCGTCGAGACCCAGCGCATCACCAACGTAAATAACACCACTCGGGTTCGGCGCCAAGGCCAAATCGAGACGGGGGCTGTTGGAAACCGAGCCGCCACCGACTAAACCACTACCAGCAACAACTTCAGTCGTCGAAGTGCCAGCAGTTACCGTATCGCCAACAGGAAGCTCAGCGACATAACCATCTTGAACGACAAGAGGGCGACGGGTAACCATGGCAAAACCTCAATAAATACGAGACCTAGCTAAAGAGGTCCACGGGGGGCTGGATCTCAACGTGCAACTCAGTAGTGCTGAGCGCTAAACCGAGATTGACAAGTGCTGCGTAACCGCTAGCGGCGGTAACGGTGCCAGATGCAGTGCTGTAGCGCGTCAACTGACCGTCGTACTGAGATAAATAGTAGAAGGCACCCGGAACCAGGACCGAATCGGCGGTGATATTGGCGTCACTAACAACAGCGATATCATCCAAATTCACAGCCACGGTGCTCGAAGCCGAAGCAGCGGCGGCGGTGATACCGATGGCTTGATATTGATCAGGCGACACGCCGCTAGCAGCGGATGCTGGAAGTACATATGTACCGCTAACATACACGACCTGGCCCTGAATCAGGTTGGCGCCAGCCGTAAAATCCTGAGTCGATGCCGCGCTAGTCGTTACACCGGCCCCATTCGTAAGCCAAACCTGAGTACCCGCCGGGGTAAATGAAGTGTACTTCCTATTAAATATGGCTCTTTCAGTCATTCGGAGAGCACGGACTTCAGTATTTAAATTATAACTGAGGTCCTGAACTCAGTCGTCTTCACGGGGGTTAATCGCCATGAAGCTATAGCCCATCAGCAATAAGAATCCCAGCGACCCGATCCCTAAAACCGTCAACATCAGCTTCCGGGAACTGGTGGCCACTGAATCTCCCAAGGGAATCCAGGTTGCTGAGGCACCATACGCAGGGTTTCGCGATACAGCGCCCATGCGCCTTTACCATCGGGATCCAGCGGGCTATCGGCTAACTGAGTCCAATCGCACTCAGCAAGACGGCGGTTGCGATCAGCTCGAACAACGTCAGCTTGCTGTGCATCTTTGTCGAAGCAGTAAGCTTCGTACTGTTCAGCGGCGGTGTGTGTAACACCTTGATCGTCTACGTAGTCCTTGAACACAGGACCAGCGATGTAATGGGTGTACCACTTACCGTCGATTTCAACCACGCCGTCGCGCTGGCTGTACTGATACGGCGGGATTGTGGTAACTTGCGGGCCTTCAAAGACGGGATCAACACCAAACCCATCTAGGATGCCCGGTGTTAAAACCTCGGGGAATGAAGTATGCGGGTACAAGCTACGGAACTGCTGTTCCGATACGACTTCACCCGTAGCGCGAATACGTAGTTCCATAAGTCTATGCTACAGCAAGATCCTCAGGTTCAGCATAGGTCCAACCTTTCCAAGAACGACTACATCGCCAGTAAACTGTGGGCCTAGGGATACCTAACACTTCTGCTGCTGTCGCGCCCGAATCAAATTCTCCAAACGGGGTAACAACTTTTCGTGCGCTGTAGTGCTTTCCGCCGCCAATAGCAGCAGAGATTTTCTTTTTAACTTCTGGGCGGTGCCTCGGGTTGCCGTTGCCACGAGCCCATAGCTTTGGCTGGCCACTAAGCGCTTCGGACTTTTTGCGTTTGGTCTCTTCAGTGTCAGGCTTGCCCAAATTGCCATCGCTTACATTCTGGGCATTAGTTCCAATAAAAACATTGCCGATTTCGTAATGACCTTGATCACCTCTACGCATCATGCAGTATTTGCAAGAGCCGCGACCTCGCTCTTCCCAGTATCCAGAATCAAGCCAGATCTGCTTCCACTCCTCAAAAGTCAATCGCATTTCAAGTCCACGCTGTCGCACGTTGCTCTTTTGTTGTGTGTATGCCTTGCGGAAGGGGTCTTTGGTTGCCATGTCTACGCCACTGAAAGATAAATATAAGAACCGCCGTTAGCGTTAATTGCGGCGGGAGCTGTTGAGCTAATTTCAAAACCAGCGCTGTACGTATCTACGTAATCAGTGCTGGTGACTTCAGCTGCGGTGCTATTTAAAAGTAGGTAGGGATCGTTACCAGCAACAATACCTCTGGCGCTATCCCAAACGTACCAATCACCTGTAGAATCAGTGCGCTTAATTAACACAAACCGTGCGCCGGCCGTGAAGCCGCAGTCAATTTGTTTGGTGGTGCCAGTGCCGGTGTAGTTGCCGACTTTGCTCACGCCGGGGCAGGTGGCAAAGAGGTAGGCGATGTAGGTGTAACCAGAAAGGTTTGTTGCAACCGCTCCTCCCGTACTAAATACACTTGCTGTCGGAGTTGTTGTATTCCACATTGCAGTTGCGCCGAGTTGCGCGTCAACACTATTTAAAGCCAGCCAATTATTATTGCCCAGGGTCGCACTATAGACAATCCAAGAAGAGGCATTGCTTCTAGATTTAACAATCATCAACTCCGGCGCCACGCCAAGATTGTGGCTTACAGTGCGCGCTACGCCTGTGCCCGTATAAGCCACCACGTCGAAGTAGCCGGGGGCGCGGCGGAACTGCCAATTAATAGTTTGAGCACTACCCCAAAAACTACCTGTGCTAAAACTATTCTGCAGGTCAAACTTAAAGTATGTAGCTCCAGCGCTTTCAGAGCCCGTAGAAGTGGAACTCATGTAGCCGTTAGTTAATCTAGGAACCCAGTATTTAGAGCTATCTACTCCTGGTTGGCAATCAATATGTAAGTCTGTCGGGAAACCAATGCTCATCGGTTGCGATGTGGTTAACACGGCGCTAAACACCTTCGTGGCATCGGTGGGCGTCTTCATCGGCCCACGGCGGATGGCGATGTAGATTGCAGTCGCACTTGCCCAATAAGAAGTAGTGCTAAATCCGGTTGAGGTCGGCACCCAATACGGGCCGCCTGTTGATGGGTTTTCTGCAGCAGCAGAATTGGCACTTAAAGGATATACACCAGTTTGAGAAGCGCCGCGCATGACATCAATTAAAAGCCAATCACTTGCTGCAGCACTTTGCTTAACCAACAACCATTGCGGCTCCCACCCAAGATTTACCGTGGCGTTGCCACTCCCATCCGTCGTAAAGCTCCCACACTTCACCACACTGTCATTGCCGCTATCGCCAAACCCGCCAGCGTCGTGCGCGAATAAGTAGGCGACGTACGTGGCGCCGTTCGTGTTGCACGAGTTAGTGCTGTTATTGACTGTGAATGTTGTAGAAGTAGGCTCGCCGCCCCACATCCCATTCCAGGTTGGATCGGTATTGGCTACTTCTGCATCAGTTAGGTTCAGACGTAGTGATTTGTCCTTGCCACGGGAGCGGTGATAGCAGTTCCAGTTGCCAGTGCTATCGGTACGTTTGACGATAAAGAAGCCAGGTGTGCTGCCAAGGTTGTGGCTGATTGCACGCTGATCAGTGCCATTCCCCGTATAAGTCACCACATCAAAGAACTTCGCCGCCTTGCGGAAGGTCCAGGAGGCATTCGTAGCCCCACTAAAATTAACTTCTCCGGAAACATTTCCAAGTGTAAAACCAGATGAAGTAAAGCCTGTAATGTCGCTGCCGCCTGTTGCCTGGGCGGCTGTACTTTGACTCTCAAGCTTATTGCCTCCTCCTCTCGCTGTATCAACTAATTCGTGCCTATATGCCGCCGATCTTGCTTTGCACCAAACCAGTCCCCCTTTACCACTCAAATCAATCCCATTCGTGATTGTCTGCGTGCTGCTGTTGCCGGTATAAAGCCAGGTGCTGAAGACATCTTCGATGTAAGCTGGGCTAGCTGCACCCGCAGAGCCCATCATGTTCCTTAAAGTAGTGGGATCCATTTATATTAAGTAGTGTAGTTAATTAAAGAAGATGCTCGCCAAGATGTACCGCTGTCATCCGTGACGAACATAAATAAATGTGTCTTACCCGTCGATAAAGTAGGAGCAGTCGCGTTAGGCCATGTGACCGCGCCAGGCCAAGTTATAGTGCCAGTATCATGACGCACTTCGTAAGTAAGGCTGTAAGCAGCGGAGGGAACCCCAGTGAAATACACGGAGGAGTTACCGCTAATAATCGCTGTAAAGTAATTACCTGACGCGCAGGGAATGCCACTGCCGTTTAAACCAAGTGCGGTAATAACATTCCGCATCTGGCCGTCAATTAGACCGCCGGAAATAGCGTATCTAGAACCGACAGCAGAAAGAGCTGCGTTGCCGGAAGCTAAAGCAGTACTGGAAGAAACTAAAGCAGAGTTACCAGGAGATAAAGCAGTACTGGAAGAAACTAAAGCAGCGTTACCCGAAGCAAGCGCTGTATTCGCTGTACTCTGCGCGGCTACGCCGCTTGCGGCCAAAGTATAGCGAGCATCCAGTACACCAACTTCAACACGTTGGTTCGTAGTGCCTGAGGCGCGTACAATAGGAAAATAGTCACCACTAGCGACTGTTGTAATCGCTGTCAGTTGTGAGATCTTCTGACTTGCCATCGCGATTACACGGAAGCGGTTTCTAGATCAATCGTTGATCCATCCTCTAACAGGATAGCATCAATCGTTAAGCCAGTACTGGATTCGAGTAACAGCACTGAAGTCGGGTTAACAACCAAAACTGGTGGTTGGATCTCAACAGCAAGCGTGCTGGGACTGGTGGCGCGACCGACGTTAGTCAGATAACCATCAGCAGTAACAGTGGCTAACTCTGCAGACCAACCTGCATAGTCAACAAGAGCACCGGAGGTAGTAATAGAAAGATATTGGTATTCATTAGTGGTTAAACCACTAAGACCGCTGTAAATCGCGTCAGCGTTGACCCGGATCAAGTCACCTGCAGAACCACCATCAATAGCGATGCCACCCACGCTGGCTTGCGTCGTGTTTAAGGCACTGGCTTTGTAGATCAGCCCGTTTGAGCCAACATACACCGCATCACCGGCTGCAATGGTCTCACCAGCTCTAAAACTTGCGATCGCCATTGCAGCCCACTATTTATTTATAGTTTAACCCTTACCTTGACCGCGATAACGTTTTTTACCGCGTCGGCGGGGGCGCGACAAAACGCTGTGCCCGATTGAAGTGGTCTTCGGCTTCCGTTCGATCTGTTGAGTGTTCTTGGGCTTGGCCATGTGCCTAAGCAGTAACCGCTAGAGCTTAAACCTGAATCCAGTTGCTGCCATCCCACACTCGGAGATGACTATTAGCGCTGTCATACCAGCCAGCACCCTGTGCGCTAGGTGGCGGAGCAGCAGGCCCATAAGCAAAACTTCTAGAAGGCCCGGTTTCGTACCAACCACTCGTCACGGCGTCATAGACGAACAGCGAGCCCATGAGGCTGTTGAACCAGATCGAGCCGTCACGGGGCGGAGCATTGAGACCAGTGCCAGAAGGAGGTGCCTCGCCTTTAGAAGCGATCGCTTCAGCATTCGTCTGATACCACGCGGGGTCAGAGACGCCGTTTCCTGACGCGTAAACAAACAGCCGTCCTTCATTGGTATCGAACCAAAGACTTCCTGCGCTGTATCCGGTTCCTGGTTCACCGGAGATAACAACTGCAGAACCGCCGCCTCCTCCGCCGCCTTGCGTGTCCGTACCGCTAATGATGGCTGTAGTTCCGCTGTACAGAACAGTGACGCTGCCGGTGCCGAGCGCATCGAGATTAATCTTGGTCCCGGCATCAGAAAGGTAAATACCTGAGCCAGCCGAAATAGTTAATCCAGAGGCGGACGTAATTGTTGCGTTAATAACTTCAAATGATCCGCTTTGAGTTATATAAATTCCAGAACCAGCAACGATACCACTAGCACTACCTCCTCCGCCTCCGGAGATACCACTAATACTGGTATTTAAATCCTCAAGAGCGCGAACAACCCCTTCAAAATTCCAAGGGTACCCGTAAGGACAACGAGAGTAACTGGTGGTGCCCACGCCGCTAACCGTTCCGATAAGTTCTTCAATGACTTCGACGATGCCCTGGAACGACTCGCTATGAAGTGCCCGAGGCCGTGCGCCGTGAGTGGGACAGGCGGGTACGTTGATCTCAGTCATTTACAAACGTAGTCCCTCCCGTATTCTCCAGTTTAACCGAGGGAGTCTAAATTCTACGTCTTTAGATCATCCGTAGATACTCGGAAAACAAGCTCACCATTTCGCTCATGAGTAGCAAAGCTTTCAGCTAAGCGCCAAGCAGGTATCCCGAGCACTGTAGCTTTCTTGCGCAAGGCTTCCCAAGTAAGCTCTTCTACAGGCCGGACTGTAGTTTTAGTCACAGTACACCTCTAAGTTTCACAAAGTCTATACGCTTGTAGGAAGTTATGTAAACCACGGGCTGGCCGTATGCCTTAAAACCCTCATCAAAAAAATCTCGCCCAAAAACTTTTTGTAAAACTACCTGCTTACAACCAATCTGTGCACAGCTAATAAAAGATAAATTACTAGAGTCGAATCTAGATAAACGTATTAAGTTAGAGTCTTAGAAAACTACTAAGCAACCATTAAGGAAATGTCTCTAAAAAGATAAAAGCTCTTGTCTCAACCTAGTCTTGTTGGAGACTCAGCTATCAGAGAAAGAAAGAAAATAAAGGGAATCTCTAACCACTTTCCTTGTGTGCGCTCTGTGTCACTGGTGAGCTCCCTACTCTTTTAATGTGCTTTGATGCGCCTGCGGTGTTATGCTGCGCCTAACCTGCGACACTTGTCATGGGCTTGAACCTAAGAGCAGTAGCCTTACTCGGCCTTCTCGATCTCGACGACTCCCTTTCCACGATCCCCACGGGGGCTCCTGAGATAGTGAAGCACCGAGGTCATTGGCAGATCGAGCATCACCAGGACTTATCCGTATGGCGCTGCCTCTGCGGGCGGTCTGAGCCACTATTAGTACCTGCCGAGTTCCGCAAACGCGTCCGACTGCCTCACGACCTGGTGCAAGCCTGCGAGGTCTGTCGCGGCGAGCTGGCCGCTTGCTCTAGTCGTGCCGCACGATTTCACGCATGGCTGGAACGCAACCGTCCGCTGATCGATCCCGACGCTCACCTGGAGTACCCCGAGGATCGGGGCTTCACCTACAGCGAGGATGATGGGCAGTCGACCCGCACCCGGCGGTTCGTCTACGAAGCATTCTTTAAGACAAAACTAAGATCAAGTGACTTTGTGCGCTCCAGGTGCTCTAATCCATTCTGTATCAATCCATACCATCTGTGTATCACGTCGACACCCAACCAGAAGGCTTCCCCTCAGATCGAGCGAACGATCCTTCACCTGCAAGAGCTTGGAATCTCTGCCAAGATTACCCAGCGAGTTATTCTCCAGAAATTCGAAATCAAGTTATCTCTTTCTACAATCCAAGGCATCAGGGCCGGATCCAAGCGATTACTCGCCACAGTGGTTTAATCCTTGACTTAAAGGCTATCCAACCTGCTAGTCTTTCCGAGATTGCCGAAGAAGTCGGCCAATCAACGAGCTCGGTTAGAAATCATTTAAAACGGCTCACTCAACTCGATCTTGTCGTCAGGATCGCATTTGAACACCACACTCTCTACTGTTTAAACGGTGATTACAACGTACACATCGACCGCATACTCGGGGAGCTCTACGAATGAGCTTCGTCGCCCCAGCCTATGGGATGAAGAATTTAAGATCGACAACTTACCTACCTGGATATACACCGATAATCAGCCGCCTAAAGACATTCGCGACTGCGAGGCCAAGATCAGTTCGCTCGAATACACCATTCGAGATATCGAACTTCAAATTGAAATCCGTGAGTTGGAGTTAAAAACTGGTAGCTCGCGCCACAGCAGCGCGTTTGACTACGAGAAGTGGAAAGTCGGCGCTTTAAAGGCAAAGCAGACGCACTACTACCTTTTAAATGCCTACACATACTGGTTAATTAAAAACGAACGCAGTGCGCTTGACAGCCCTGGAAAACTTGATAAGCTGATCGAGCTTCTGATTGAGGATCCTTCCGACTTCGAGACAAAAGCAAAAGCACTCCTAAACTAAACAAGTCGACACGTAACAAAGGCCGTGTTGGCGTGAGGGGTGCTGTAATCCTTTTAGCCTTTTCGGACCAGCTGCAAATCGCCCTGACTGCCTGGCGCCAGGTGGTCGAGGGGAGCCCCTCCCTTAATCCATGGAAATCACACGCGAAATCAAAGAAATTCGAGACGCTCTCAACAGCATCGAAACCTCACTTCAACTTCTAGTTGCTCAAAAGGAAGGCAAGATAACAAGTGCCTTTGTTTCTAAAAAGGTAATCAGCCAAAGGCTAAACGTACCTGCAGTAACAGTTGACAAACTGATTCACCAAGGAATTGCATCAGGTGGTGAATCTGGGTTAGTGGAGGGTAAACACTATTGCAAAGTTGATCCAACTGAACGAAACTCATCTAAGTTTTTGTATGATCTCCACGCGATCATGCAAGCCGCCTGGAGCAATTTCACTTATGTCTGACCTTTCTCGCGGCGCTGCTGCACTCGTTAAAAACCTCTTTGGTGGCAATGAAACCGAGCGCATGATCAGCGCTGGTGTAGTCCGAACTATTTTGTCGGATATGACTCGACTCTACTTTGAGAACCGAGCGGCTCTCGGCGAAGGGATTCTGGTATTCAATCCGGAAAATCCTGAGACTTCAAAGTACTTAACAAAAACCGATCTTGAAAACGATTTAGCCGTAGCTCAAGAAGGCATGGATGAAAAAGCTGAAGCTCTGTTCAGCAAAATCATTCGAGTCGTTGAGAAAGAATCCGATTCAGATCTTGCGCTTATTGCGATGGTTCAGTTGAACGAGATCTGTGTACATCTTGTAGATCCTGTGGAAGCCAACAAAAAAATTGATGAATTATCAAACAGTCTCATTCTCTGACGAAGACTTCGTATCGCCTCCAGAGTTAATAGCTACCACGGCGTCTCTCTTTGGAGGTGAGATCGAACTAGATCCAGCTTCCAGCGAACAGGCAAACTTAGTTGTTCAGGCACAAAAGTATATTTCCTGGCACAATAACGGACTGAATCAAGAATGGAGGTCAAAAAATGTTTATTTATTTCCTCCAAGAAGTATCTTGAACGGCGACGAACAGCCTAAAGATACGAGGCTGTTTCGAAAGAATCTAAGGTTTAAAAAGTCTGCACAGCGCGTGTGGCTTGAACTTGCTTACAACAAATGGCTTAGAAATGAGTTCGAGCAAGCCGTAATATTTTTAACTTCGACTGAAGTTGCTCTGCTAGTTACACAAAAGATAGGTTTTGATTTTCCCCTCTGCGTCCTGAGTGAAAAGCCTCACTTACTTCGTGAGAAAGATTTAAAGCCTATTGATACGAAGGTGTTTGGTTTCGTTTACTATCTGCCACCTCGCGAGGAGTACCTGCAAGCGGTGCATAACTTTTGTGACCTTTATAGTACGCTGGGTCGGGTGTATACTTGAGTGCGTCTTGCGTGTCCCAACTGTTATCTGGACCGTAGTTGTCTTTCTCGCCAAAGCCCACGCCGACTACACGCTCGGCTTGTAAGCGTTGGCGAGACTCACGTTCTACGCTCCGTACTTTGTCACGAGCGCCAGTATTAAAAATATCACCGGCTAAACGAAACGAATGCGGTTCCCGTCCCGGTCGATTACCTCTTCGATTAATAAACGATTCAGCTCGCCGCTCTAAAGGCGAGCGTGGAAGCTGAGACATCAGGACAAACCAACGTTGCTGTAACTCATAAGGCCAGCTACATCACCACTTGTGTTATAGTACTTACCAATGGCATCTGCAGTGTTACGAGAACCATAAATAAACTGTTGAGTTTGAGGATCTCGGTAGTCATACATGGCCTTATATTTACCTTTTATTTGATTAGTCGTTGGGTCAACCCAATCTGCCGTATTACGTATGGACGCGACATCCATAGCTACCACGGGTGGGTTTAACGCGAGGTTTTCATAACCTCCTAAACGTCCAGATAGCGAATACTGATTTTGAATATCTTGTACACGCGTATTTAAACGATTGTATTCAGATGAAATATCTGGGGAAACACCCAGATCAGCACGGCCCCTAGCAGATACATCAGAGATAGTATTAGCAAATGCGTCGTAGTACTTGTTAAGCGCCTCTTCTCCCGTCATTCCAGTCAATTCAGGGTATATCCGCGCCATCCGATTATTTATCGCCTTTCTAGTTTGTTTGTACATATTTTTTAAATCTTTTATCGAATCTTCAATATCAAAAGCCGAGCTGCCTTGACCGAAAAGCACACCAAGATTACCTGCTAATCGATTCAGGTTTTCTAGGTTGCCAATATTTAAAGATTCAATAGGAGTTCCCGCAAATCCAATTTTTCCTGGGCCGGCTGCAGAGGAGATAGGCTCAGAAACGTTTTCATAGCTCGTATTGGGAAAGTCAGCAGCGGTGGCAGGCATTGTAAAAAACCTCTAACGAAACTCAGGAAATAGTTGCTTTTGCGGGTTCAAACGAAGCAATAGCCTCCTTTATAAGGTAGCTAAGCATGTCGCGTGTGCGGTCTGTGTAAGGAGTACGACTACCGTAACCCTCAGACCCCTGAGATCCGCCGCCCACGGCAGAATCCAAGCCACTCAGGATACCCTTGCCGATACCACCTAGGATGCTTTGGCCGATGCCTCCGCCGCTTGCTCCGTCAAAGGCCATACCTGCAGGCATTTGACTGACGGGTACGTCTACTCCTACGGCGAAACTCATCGACTTAAGTAAAGCTCCTAGATGATTATACGTCTAAATAGTTGCTGAAGGTGTAGAGAACGAGCTGAGAGCTTGCGCTAACAACTGCGACCGAGCTCGTTCCGCAGCTGCAGCGTTGGTTTCCAATTCTCGAAGACTCTCTTGCCTAAGAAGATCTTCATAAGCTTCCTGTTTCTTTTGATCTGAAACAGCATTCAGGACAATATCTAACTCTTGATCTTGAGGCGTGTACGTGTCGTTCTCATAGCTGGGAATATCCACCTGAGGCACAGAAGACTGCGGCCCTAAAAATCGGCCACCAGTTACAGACAATAGATCAATAAAAGTATTTAGTAACTTACTCCCCTTATCGCTGGTAGCGGCTTCTCGCGTTTCTACTGCTTGTGGCGGCTTCGTTGTAACCTGACGTGATTTCTGGGAACCCAGGATGGTCTTAACGTAGTTTTGCGTCTCAGAGAACGGTGGAATGCCTCCGTACCGCTCAACGTTACCAGGTCCAGCGTTGTACGCTGCAAGTGCTTTATCGTAACTACCAAACCGTTTTAACTGGTTGGCAAGGTAACGAGCACTACCCGTTAAGCTTTGAACTGGATCATACGGATTGGAAACACCGACCTCTCTAGCAGTACCAGGCATCAACTGCCCAAGACCCTGCGCCCCTGCCTTACTTGTAGCCTGTGGGTTCCAGGTCGATTCCTTCTGGATAAGACGTAAAAATATATCTTCGTTGACACCGAAGTCCCTAGCTTTTTGACGAGCGATCTCTTTTAGTTGCTCTGTCGTGTAACTCATCGCCCAAACTTTGAAAGTTAGCGACCCTGAAAGGTATTAGTCTTCAGAGTCTTCGAATATATCTATATTAGTGTCAATAGCCACGCCGATCTCCTCCATAACCGACTTATAAGCACGTTCTCGACACACAAAACGAAAGATTGTTTTCCACAAATACTGATCATGAGCCTCCCCTTTCAGAGCATGGGCGGCGTTCTTAAGGCGCTGTAGCGTGAAATCGTCTTCAAGTGTTAGACCCACTCGGATGTGTCCGTGCTCGTCTTTCACTGCTCCTTGTGCGTCTGACAAAAGTCTAAGTCAACTCACTAATTCCATAGAACCTACCAGCTTTTGCAAGCCCAGTAACGTGCCTTGAGTTTACTTCCTGGGTTATCGCAGTTATGACGTGCTCTGAAGTTTTCTCTCCGCTCTGGAATATGCTTCTTGATAGTCATATTAGGATCGCCGAAACGTACCAAGCGCACCTGATCACCTTCCTTCGCGGCGACAACGAACTTCTTGCCGCCATCTGAATCACGTCGAGGCTGGTTGTACCCAGAAAATTTTTCGCCTGCGATTCGGATGGCCACGGCTTGCGTCTCACGCGTCTCTACAGTCTACCGTGTCAAAAGTTAAATCAATATAAAACCCGAGATCACAGACTTTCTTCATGAAGATTCCTGCTAACCTCCTTTCGTTGTCGTCATCAACAACGTCAAATTAAATGGATTCCGCACGGCTCCTGACCATCGCTCAGACCGCTGAGCTTCTGAACTGCTCCGCAGGCTTTGTACGCAAGCGCATCATGCTGACCGAGTCCAACCAGCCCGGTGGCTGGCCGAAGGGCATCTTCGTCAATCTGCAGCCCAACGGTGTGAAGTCTCTCTACCGCATCAATAAGGACGCTCTTGAGGCTTACCTTAGTTCTGGCTCGGAAGAGGTTAAAGTAGAAGAAAGCGCTGCTTGCGCTGTCTGACCCTTAACAATGAACACCTCCTCTTTGGCCGATATCTTCCAAAGCGCGACTGAAGCGCCGACACAAGAAGTCGTTAAAGAGGAGGTGATTATCACAAAGGAGGCCACGCCTGATAACCTTGCTTATCAGATGGTCTCCTTTGCCTCATATTTATACCAGCTAAATATCCAAGCTCATCTTCTGCATCTGAATGTTGAGTGCTCTAACTTTTTAGCTGTTCACGACTTCTTAGGTGAGCAATATGCTCAACATGTAACCGATTTTGACACCATCGCTGAGTTAGTCCGAAGCATGGACTATCTGATGCCAGCCTGCCAATGCGGCCTTTTTGACGCTTACAAAAAATTCCCCTCCGTAAAAACCTATGACGCCCGCGAAGGTTTGATTCTCTACACTAAAAACCTTGAAGCAGGCGCTATGTTGGCCAAAAATCTGACAGAAGTAGCTCGTGAGACTGGCGCTCCGGACGTTGAAAACTTTTCAGCTGAGATCTGCGGCAATCTGTTTAAAGGAGCGTGGATGCTAAAGGCTACACTTAGAGGTTCTATGTGAGGATCCAACCTCCGTTGGCCGACACATAAAGACCGCTAGCTCCTGCATTTAGATATACAAGGTACCCGGTTGAGGCAGCGGGTAAAGTAGTAACTACTTGTATTCCGCTGGCTACAACTGACGAAAGGGCGCCGCTGGCTACAACTGACGAAAGGGCGCCGCTGGCTACGACAGCAGAGTTAGCTACGGTTGCAGTTGCAGCACTTCCAGCGGTTGTAGCGCTGTTGGCTGTGTTGGTTGTATCTGCAAAGCCGGCTCCAACTTTCTGCCACGAGGCTCCAGTCCAGACGCGAAGGTAGTAACTGCTGCTTGATGAATCGACCCAGGTTTCTCCTACAGAATTCCCCGTTGAACCAACAGGAGCAGAATTAGGAGCTGTAGTCCCGTAGTGATTTGATCCAAACTTCCGAATGCTTCCAGCAGAATCCTTAAAGTACAGACCAGGGTCAGCGGCACCGAAGCTCATGGCGGCTTCGCCAGCTTGAACCGTAGATGTATTTGGGCGATCAGAAGAATTACCAGATCGCTTAGAAAGTAGTATAACTGGAGTAGATGCCATATCAGTAAGTGCCTCCGTTTATAAGCGATGGATAAGAGGGATAAGGTATCAGTACACCGTTTGAGTACTGACCGCCATCATAAATCAAAGTAGCGCCGCTAACTAAAACCCCGTTACTGTAGGTACCTCCGTCTAGCCGGGGTGTGATTGCTGGATCTGGGGGAGCAAAAGGGTTGTACTGATTTATCTTGAACATCTCAAAGCCACTAGGCGTCATTGCAGTCGATGTACCTGACGCTAATGTGTCAAAGTTAAGCGTCTTGATCATAGTTGGGTGCATATCTGGGTACATCATGTGATTTGGTACTGTATTCTGAGAAGGAGAATACTTTTCCCACCAACGAAGCCTCTGCTGACGCTTCTCAAACGTCGTTTGCTTAGCAAGATTCATCTCAAATTCATCGCGATATCGATCATCCATAGGCTCATCACTTGGTTGAGCTAACCACGCTTGGGAAAAAACATCAGTCCCGAAGCGGTTTTGCATATCCCAAAAGGACGCATAAATATGTTTACACCACCTAGGCGCAAAATAAAGAAGATTAGGATCTGAGTAAACTTTAGATCCATCAGAATATGCAGGTAGATCCAGTATTTTCTTTACATATAAAAAACCGAAGTCACGACTAAACCCTGGATAGTCTCGTGACGGTGATGTCCTACCGGCTTGATAGTCGTTGCCGGCGTCATACTGGCCTGGTTTTAAATCCTGAGGAGGTGTATAAGGGTATCTTCTCTTTAAGCTGTACTCATAAAGATTAAAATCTTCACGAGCTAGGTAGTCTGGACAATTACAACCAAATCTCATCTCCGTGGTGAAATACTCACCCGGAGTAGGCGGCGATGCAGGAGCCTGAAGCGTCTCGTTATCAATAACGGACCAGCTGTTATTTGTATCTAGTGAGATAAAAATACTGTTAAAGATAGGAGCAAAGCCTGGTGTTAAGGGAGTTGTCCCATTGCCGACTCCGACTACTGTGTAGTTGTTATATGTAGTCTTCTCTGTGCCGGTAGCATCGAACCGATCTGAAAGAACTTCACCTTGAAAAAATGAAATTGGAGGTCCAAAATTACTTGTAAGTTCTACAGCGTAAATAGTGTCACTTGTCTTGGTGACTGATTTAATCGCATAACCAAAATCTAAGAAATTAAACGAATCTCTAGGTCTAATAGCAACCATTCTCATGGCCATATCCTGGCTCATGGAAGGGTACATGTAGCAGACACCAGGGAGTGCTGCCCCGATTCCCACGGTGCCTGTTGTCCAATATCGAAAAGAGTAGTTAAGACCTACGTATGCCTGATTGGCGTACATATAAAGCTCATACCCTCTCCGCCAACGCGTCCACATAGACGCATAGTTGTAGTCAAAGAGAATACTGAAATCTTTTAAATTAAAATCTGGTCTAAACTTTCGCTTAAACGGCATCGGGGAGCCGAGCTGATGCGCAGAGCTGGCTCCCTCAAACGAAGAAAATTTGAACTTCGATTTCTTTGGTTGATGCCCTTGCCAACCAAAGTCGTCGGAGCCTTTTCTTCGTGCCATGAATCAATAAAATCCGCCTTGAGCCATGATCGAAACACCGGATACGCTAAGTCCACCTGAGACAGCAGCGGGTCCGTTACCAAGATATCCGATACAGAGAATGTAACCCTTCTCAAGGTACATAGCTTCGGATTTGCCTCGCTCAATAGGATACACAAGAGACGTATCACCTGTTTGAGGTGTGGGCGCCACAGTTGCTGGGAGTTCAACGCGCTGGATAACACCTTCAGTGTCACCAGAGAGGCCGACTTCAAACTTGCCTACGAGCAGCGACGTAGAGGTTGACGGTGCTGCCTGGTTTGGCGCATAAACGTACACCCCAAAAGCAGCAGATCGGACTCCCCCGTTGTTTGGATAGCCTTCGGCTGAAACAACAAAGATATCTTCAACCAAAGCCCCATCTTCAGAGGGGATATCGCCCACACGGACAAGCTGAATCAGATCGCCGAAATCTGGGTTGCTTGCATCCGCAACGACGGTGGTTCCGCTGTTGATTTTTGCACCCCGAAAAAAGGGGCGATCAACCATGAGGGGCTGCTTGTTCGTGCTAGTAGAGGCCACTAGATGTACTCCGTGAGATTAGTAAACTAAAGAATCTCTGTTTAACTATAGCCGCACTTATGGTTTTGCCTTAGGTGCTGCAGGCTCTCCTTGGCTTGGAAGTTTTCCTGCAGAATCAAGGCCAGAAAGATCTCCGGACTCTATGCCTTTCATTAAGTCTTGAAGGCTGATTTCTTTATTCTCATAAGCCTTAAGCAAAACTTGTGTCTTTAAATCTTGTTGACGAGCAGTTTCTCGTTCACGACGGGCTTCTTCTGATGCAAGTTCATTACGAGCTCGCATATCCTCCAAAGCTTGGAAGATAAATTCCTGTCCGGCCATTCGATTACCACCGAATCGACCTGGAAGAGGTAACCCTGTGTCGTAACCGCGCTTGAATGCAACAGCCGCTTCGACAATAGGATTTATTGCTCCAGCAAATCGCTCTAAGCCAGCTAAAAACCCACCGCCGCCTTGAGGGGCGGCAGATACTTGAGGTTCAGTGCCCATAGCAATACCAGGAGCGGCACCGATATCAGGTCGCTCCCGGTAAGGGACTAGATCGCCGCCCGAGTAGACAGAGCTGCGCGGTGACATAAAAAGCTCAGCCATACGCTACTCGTTACGCCGTGAATCCTCTAGTTATTTTATATCAATAACCGGCATACATAGCCGAGCGAGGAGCCTGACGCTGAATAAACTCTTGTACCCGTTGCAGATTTGGTTGAATCTGGGGGCGAGTTACATCAGCCATATCAAATGCACCTGCGCTAGGGGCTATAGCAGCATTTGACAAAGCTTCTGCGTTACCCACAGCGGCTGCAGAAACTTCGGATCCGATGGGAGCAGTCACAGTCGTAGTTGTGATTGTCTCGGAGCTTTGTTGATTAGCGGCAGGGTTTTTAAGTTGCTGTTGCTGTGCTTGGTAACTCGAAGCAAGACCAGGATACTTACTGGCCCACATGGCTAAGCCGCCGCCGGCAGTGGGGCTCTGAGTCTCCATGTACCGCATCAAAGCTTGTACTTGTGGCTTAGCTTGGGCATAAGCTTGACGAGCTGCTGCATACTCCTCGATGCTGCGGTATTTCTCAGGGCTCATGGGCTCGACGGCACGCATAACAGCGGCTGCTCCCGGAGCAGTTTGAGCTAGTGCTTCTCGAATAGCACTTTCACGCTCCAAACCTCCGCTCGTAATTTGCGGAGCAGGGGCGGAAGGGTCAATATTGCCAGGCGCGGGAGGATTGAGACCGAGATTCGTTCCGGGCGCTGTCCCTAAAACACTCCCGTCTGACTCAAGAAATAGAGGCTGCTCGGGGGTCATCGGAGGTGATCCAGCAGTCGTCTCGCCCGTGCGATCACGGTCGCCGCCCATGAAAGCCGCGCCGGTAGCAATCGCACCTAAGCCACCTAGACCTAAAGCGGTACGGATGGCAGGGTTGTTCATCAGAGCGCTTAGAGCTCCAAGATCAACCAGTTCATTGCCTCCAGCAGCACCCCCAGAAAAGGCGCGTGTAACAATGGAGTCGGCAGGAGCAGGCCCAGCGTTAGGTCCAAAAGCCGGGCGAGGTGCGACCGGACCGAGATCAGCCGCTTCACGCATCATCGTAGTGCCGATGCGACGCTGTACTTCAGCAGGGAGCTGACGAACTAACTCCGGACGCATACGGAAAGCGTCGGTCCAGATATCAGGAGTGTTTTCAATAAAGAAAGACCCTTGCCCCTGGGGTACACGCTGTGCAGCAGCTTCCAGAGGTTCAGAAGCGGCTCTATTAATTGCAAATGTTTCGAGATTGCGCTCAGTAGCGACAGGGCCGCCACGGAAAGGCTGTCCTGCGATGTTGGTGCCAACAGGACGTACTGCACCTTTACTGGTCGTGAACTCAGCAGACGAACGAGCTCCGGGACCGAAACGAAGATCCAGCTGACCTTGTACAGGAGTACCCGTCATGGACGGACCTTGCACGGGAGCACGAGACGGCCCCTGCGTAACAGGAGTGCTAATTAAATCCTCAGTAAACTGAGTGCGAGTAGCAGCAGGTGCTGTCGCGGGAGAAGAAGTAGGTACAATGTCTCCGCCACGAGGGCGTGGCCCTTGATAAGGCTGTGGCAGGAGTTGATTTACGGGACGAGAACCTGCAGGTGCGACAGGAGTACGAGAGCCAGGACCAAACTGAGGTACCGGGGCTTGACCTAACTGACGTGCAGTAGGCACATTACGAGTGCCGAGCACACCGAGGTTCCCACCTTGACGAGAAACAGCAGAAGGAAACGCAGTAAGTTCGTCTACTAAACCCGCTTGTACAGCTGCTCGCCGTACAGGTTCACTGATTCCACGAACACCGCTCATCTCCGCTGCAGGAAGCGTCTGCCGAACGGCTTCCATTAACTGACGAGCTTGCTTAGCTCCGCCAGCACGCTGGATTAAATTCCTAAGGAAACCGACTCCTCCGCGAATGCCCGATTGCATCTGTAACTAACGCGAGATCAATAGAGACAGTCTATCTCCAATTCGCATAAAAATAGAGTCGATCTGCCCTGGAAACATCCGGAGGTCCAGGTATGGCTTGTATGAACTCTCCGCCGCTGCGTTCAAACCGATAGCGGGATGCCACGGGGTCCTTGTAGTTGGGTACATAAAGCATCCCCGCTAAACGATCGCATTCAAAGAGATAATTTTCTCTCCAAATACGAGCAGTTTCGCGTTTGTCCTGAATCGAAATAGAGCGAGACACGTCACCAAGAATTGTCTCTTGACGACTGGTGGCTCGACCAGTAGCCAGCTCAGTTAAACGCTCAGCTTCTTCGCATCGCTCTACTTGCTGAATAATCTTGTCATAGTAAAACTCGCTAGGTATGCTGTTACATGCTTCCAGCAACCTTGCATAATCACCAGCAGGTACAGTGGCGATATTGTAACCTAAGTGATACGCAACACGACTGAAGTTGAAATCGTCAAGAGCGTAACCAAAGACTTGACTAGGTTGACGTGTAAGCTGATTGACCGCCGCGTATACGATCTCGCGCTTAGTGGCGTCTGTGCTCGTAGCATTAAATGTTACGCCTTGCTGCGCTAGATAACTTTGGATTTGCTCTAACTCATTCTGTGAAAGTTGAGCCATCTGCTAAAGTTCGCCTACATACGCTCATTCTACGTGAACTGCAAACCGATAGATATTGAGCTAATTTCGGAATATATAGAGATAGACGAATCGATCCCCGAAACTCTTAGATGGATAAAGAGACCCAGCAACCGAGTAAAAGTTGGGGATCCAGTAGGTAACAAGTGTTGGAGAAAAAATACTGTTTACTATGAGTTTTCTCTTAAAAATACAGCTTACCTAAATCACAGAATTTATTACGCTTTAAAAAATGGAATCGATCCAGGGAACACTGAAATCGACCACGCGGATAGATCTTCAGCTAATAACTGCAAAGTAAGAAAAGCTACACGAAGTCAAAATATGGCTAACTCACCTCCAAGAAACCGTAAAACGTATAAAGGGTACTACAAAGACAAAAGAGATAACAGGTATTATTCAAGAATTAGGGTTAACTATAAATACATAAGTTTAGGCAACTTTAGAACAGAAGAAGAAGCCGCCCGTGCTTATGACAAAGCGGCTATCGAATACTTCGGTGAGTTTGCTTGGTTAAACTTCCCAGAAGATCACTCGACGTAAATTACACCAGTTGCAAAAACTTCTTTCCACTCAACACGCTTAATCGATTCAAGCTGCTCGAGCTTCGTAAAGCGCTCACCGGGAAGAGACTGACGAAGCTCAACGATCTCCTTAGCAGTCTTAAGGCCAACACCGGGCAGGCACTGGGTCAGACCCTCAGGAGTCAAATTATTTAAGTTAATGCGGTTGTCGGTCGGGGGCAACGGCTTCACAACAGCCACTTCGCCCTCTTCCTTCTTCAAAGGTCGCCGACCACGGCGAGTTTGCAACGAATTTGTGCCCGGTGTGGGGCTTGTATCTTCTGTGTGGTCGTCAACCTGGTCTTTATGGGCGAAGAACACGCGCCCCGTGGTGCTAGACCGAACCATAAAGTACTCACCATCGTCGTGAGTAGAAATTACGTCGATTTTGACGCCACTGGGCTTATAGACTTTGGCAGACATCTGAAAAAGTCAGTATGTGAGCAGTAGTTTAGACCAAAATACCTCAATCTTCCCTCATACGCTTCAGCTCTCGCTCAAAATTACCCAAAAATTCGGCTCGCTTCTCCCAAGTGTCCCCTCCGGTACACCCTTTTTTAGGGTTTATACAACTTGAGTCGTTAACTCGGTTACAAACAAGTCCTGCAAGGTCTAACTCATTACCTTTATACCCTGTTCGCCAGTGATGGATACCGTTGAGCCAAGTAGCACCGCATCTAGGGCACTCTTTACGCTCTAATTTAAGGTCCGAAAGCTCCCGATTGTCCATAAAACTGGATAAATACGGTACGCACTATTAACTCTGACAGCGGAAAACACTAAATACTGTAAAAAATTACTTAAGAACAGGAAACCAATAAAAAACCCCTCCAAAAGGAGGGGTCGGCTACGCAACACTAAGTCACTGAGGACTTGTCGAAGTATAGGCGGTGGATTCCACGATGCCGGCGGGCTGCAGAGCAAGGTCTGCACGCTCCGGGGGAGCATCAGGAACAATCCAGCAAACTTCGCAAATAGCGAGTGCTTTGTTTTTGCCGGACAGTTTGCCAGCGCCAGCACGGGGATCATAGATACCCGAACCTTGAGCCAGACCAGAGGCAGCAACCCCACCAAGGTTAGTGGTGGTGAAGAGCTTCCACTGAGTATCAGCAGTCA